ATGGCACAAATTGATTGGAACGCATTAATGAACGGAGGAGGACAACCTAAGCGCAGATACTCTGGCGCTAATGTTAAGTTCTTCTTTGCTTACAACGAGAACAGAGAAAAAACACTCAAAGAGGGTCGTCCTATATTCGACGAGATACCCTCAATTAGTATTCAGTGGCCAGGAATGGATGTAACCGTTCGTCGTATTGAGCCACAAGACATTCAAGAATATCCAGAAATGTATGCTGCATTTAAGGCTGGTAGTGAGCCAGTAGAGAGTGGGACTCCTCTTTCTGAGTGGCCTCCTATTTCTGGGTCTGTAATGCGTGAGTTGCAATATCTTGGATTCAAGACAGTAGAGCAACTTGCCAACGCTACCGATGAGGTAAAGCGTAAACTAGGAACTGCGGCGCAATTCGTAAAGGTTGCAAAGCATTGGATCGAAGCATCGAACTCCTCGCAATCGGATGTAGTTAGGCTTCAACAGCAGCTTGAGCGAGAGCAAAAGCGAACTGAAAAGCTAGAGGAGCAGGTAGAGTTATTGATGCAACGAGTAGAAGGTAACGAAGGCATCGACCTTCGTCCACGTCGAAAGGAGGTGATCCAATCTCTAGAGGATGTCGTTGATGAGACCATCGACGATAGTGATGATGAGACCATCACTGATTTGTCTCCAAGGCGACGAGGTAGACCAAGGAAGGTATGACATTAAGAAGTATAGTTGCAAATGTTGCTAATGAGGCTGGCTATACGGTTGAGTCAGGAGTGGTTAATTCCACCGAGGTTACAACCAAGCAGCTATACGCTATTGCGAATCGTATAAACAGGCAGATTTCTGAGGCGTATCCGTGGCCAAAGATGTATGCGTCTGGTGCGATTACACTGGTTGGTGGGCAGGCAACGTATGAGTTGCCGTCTGCCTTCTCGTGGTATCACTACGAAACATTCTGGAATAGCTCTACACGTTGGCGAATCCTTGGGCCAATGTCTGAGCAAGAGTATGCAGAGGTTAGAGGATTCGGCATAAACACAGCCGTATACCAACGCTTTCAGATTCGTGGGCTTACTAACTCAGAGCTTTTAATTTATCCAACTCCAGGCGCTGAAAATAATGGCAATGTAATTATTTTTGAATACATTGCAGATCGCTCAGTACGTCCTCAAACTTGGGTATCTGGCGTTACTTACGCTGCTAATTCTTACACGTTTTATAATGGTAATTATTACGTTACAACGGCTGGTGGCATTACTGGTGCTACTGCTCCTACTCACACTAGTGGGTCTGCATCAGACGGAGGAGTAATTTGGGATTATTACAACGGTCCATATAATGAATTCCTTGCCGATACTGATTCCAGCATCTTTAATGAGAAGCTAGTAGAGCAGGGAATCTTAGAGCGATTCGCTGATATTCACGGGCTAGTTGGAGTTCCTAGGACGTTTTTAATGGAGCTTCACGAAGAGTTTTCAAGGCAGAAAGTTTCTAAAGTTGTTTATGCTGGCGGTCAGAATAGAGCGAATATGTTTGCTCGTGCTGGTGTCGCTGTGTTTGGGACTTGGATTTAATTATGGCTATGCAGACACCACCACCACCAGCGCAAGGAATGAAGCCTTACGATTATTTCAATACACTCGTATCTCAAGGGATGCGTCCTTTTGAAGCATACCAAGCTGTACAAGCTAATTTTGGACCAGCTCCATCTCGGGAGCAGCAAGCTAAGGACCAAGCAGCGGCAGAGCAAAGAGCTGGAATTGGTCAAGCAGCTGGAAGCCTTGCTGGTATATTAGGTATGCGAGAAGCGTTAGCAGGATTTCCGAATGTTTCTGGACTGTTTGGCACTAGCGCAGGCGTTGAGATGCCGACTGCATTAGGAGGTACGGGAATCCTTGGAGGAGCTGGCGTTACGGCTGGAACTGCTGGCGCTGGGACAGTGGCAACTCCAACGCTTGTTGGTGCTAATATAGTTCCTGGCGCAGGAGGAGTAGGAGCAGGTACGTTAGGCTCTATAGGATCGGTTGCTCTTCCAGTAGCTATAGCCGCTGGAGCAATTTCAAACGCATGGGAAACAGGCATGAAAGATATTCTTCGTGGCCGTGGTACTCGTGAGGATTGGATTAATCAAGGCGTAAACGTAGCTACTAGCTTTTTGCCGAATACAGCTTTAAGGCTGATGGGTAAGCGATCTATTGGCAAGATGATGACCACTGGCAAGTCAGACGCTCAACTATTGCGAGATGATTTCCGTGGAATGCTCAAACAGACTGGTGTCGCTGATGATAAATACAATGTGACCCTTGCTGATGGCAGTAAATTCAACATTGGTCTTGATGGCAAAACTAAGTATCAAAACGTAGGTGAAAACATCGACGGTAAGACAACTCGTAACGCTTGGGATGTAGATTTCTCTAATCCGCTCGCTCAGTATGCTGTTAAGCAGATTGATCCAATGATTCGCAATATCTATCAAGGCGCTGATGGCAAAATAAAGCCGGAGCAATATACGGGTATGCTTGTCAATGCTGCTACTTCAAACGCTAATAATGAGGCTGATGTATTGGCAAACATTAATTCAATGCTTGCTGGCAGACAACTTGGAGAGGAGATTAAACCAGCGGCTCGGCCTATAAATGCAGCGCAAGCTACTACGCCTCAAGTATCAGTACCTGAACAAGCTAAAAAACAGTCATTGAGAGATTTTCTTAACCAGAGGATGAGTAAGTAATATGGCACGCAATATACCATCACGATTAGCAGGAGCATTAGCAAGGAGCCCAAGAGCTCAAAGGCCTAAACTCCAAAGGCTTTCACCTGGCGTATATCGCAATCCTCAAGGCGATCTAGTAACAAGTAGAGGAAGAGCGTTGCCTGGTCGTTCGTCTCAACAGCAACCTCCTCAAATGCAGCAAGCCCCACAGTTTGCTCCTCAAATGCAGCAAGCCCCACAGTTCTCGGTTCCGCAGATGCCGCAACCGCCGCAACCGTATCAACCAATGCCAGGTCAGTTGCCTACTCCGCAATATAACTACCAGCCATATCCAATGCCTCAATATATGCCGTACCAGTCGCCTATGAATGGCATGATGCAGGGATTTGGTCAGGGTATTGGTATGCCAAAATACAATACATACCCACAACAATATCCACAGCAGGTAAATAAACCTGTTGATGCTGAACAGCAACTACCACCTAATATGCCAGGTAATATCTAAATATGGCGCAATTTGAAGGAATAACAATGCCGCCTCCATCGTTGGGACTGGATTTAGTAAGTCCAGTGGACAACATGAATCCGGCATCAGCACTAGAATTACTAAACATATTTCCTGGCGCTGGCATCCCTTCAGTGCGCCTAGGATATACACAGTTTGCGGATCTAGGTTCTGCTTCTCCAATCGGGTTCATGCACGAGTTTCCATTAGCTGATGGGACTGCTCAGTTAATAGTCGCCAATATTAATAATTTGTATTCTGTTACTGGAACGACAACCGGAACAGTAACCAACATAAGCTCCTCTGCTGGAACGTATACTAACGGAGACTGGAACTTTGCTCTCTTCGCTAACAGAATATATTTAGCGAATGATTCAGGAGCTGATATTCCTCAGGTATATGATGGCACTGGAACTGCTCAAGATATTGTAGCGAGTGGCGGTCCTGCTGGTGGACTTGATAAGCTCTGGAACGTCTCCTCATATAAAGAGTCACTATACTTTACAGAGCTTAACTCTATGCGGATGTGGTATCACGCATCAGTTAGAGAAACCTTTACTTCTGGAACCCCTCTTCTTAAATCCTACGATTTCCAATATGTGATGCGTCGAGGTGGATACCTCATATTTACTGGCACATATACTTATCAAAATGGATTAAACGCCGTTGATTACTTTATGGCGGTATCCAGTCAAGGCGAATTAGCATTCTACGCAGGAGACCCAGAAGGAACGTCAGGAGCATGGACGCTGGTTGCTCAATTTATTATTGGGAAGCCACTAGGACCAAGAGCTTTTGTAAGAGTGAATCAAGACATTTGGATTGTCACGTTACAAGGCATTGTTCCGGTATCATCTCTGTTTCAAACTGACCCGGAACAAGCTGTTAACATTGTAAGCTTAAATGTAAACCCTCTTATTACTCAGTATGCGTCACAAGTTCCATTCAGCAACTCGTGGCATGGGTTTTTTTGGCCATCCGGTCGGCGTGTTTATATTAACATGCCAGATTCGAGCATCAGCTCAACTTTGCTTGTGTACAGCATTGACACTAAGTCGTGGACGCAGTTCTCCTTATTCTCTACAGAACATGCTGTGATGTCAGGAAAATTTAATAATCTTCCATACTACGGGTCTTCGACTGGAATTATTTATCAAGGCGAGAGTGGTTATGCTGACGCTATAACACCAACCAATATAGCTGGAGAGTCTATTGAGTTTGCTGGACGTATGGCGTTCTCGTTTTACAACTCAAGAGGCAATTACAAAGCATTTAAAGATATTAGACCAATCATCAGAACTAAACGTGGCGTTACCTTAAATCTTGGGTTGGATACTGATTTTAAGCGGCAAGCGACTGTAACAACTATTACAACAGCGCCAGGTAATTACACGCCTTGGGGTTCTCCGTGGGGAACTACCGCTACGGTGCCAGGACCACCAACACCTGAAACATTTACCCCGTGGTCAGGAGATGTTGAATATATCTTTGACAGGTTTGCAGTTAAGGGCCAAGGGCATTGTGCAGCTATTCGTTTTGGTGGAAGCATTAAAAATGCCTCCTTACAACTATTGGGATTTGAGATACGTTACGATTTAGGTGGACAGGTATAATTATGGCAAAAACAGCGCTTGCAAAAGAACCGAAAAAGTCAAAAGTAGATCCAAAGGCTGCTAAGGCTCGTGCTCGTGAACAGTATCGCAGCACTGTTATGAATCTTGGAAGTCTTACCGTTGGCAGCAAAGAATATAACGCTGCAATCAAGTTGATTAATAAGACTGGAAAGCAGCTTGGATATAATACCAACCGAATCAATACCGCTATTAACAAATACAAGCAGCAGGGTACTCCAGGGTCACAACCAGGCTCACCAGAAGAGGCTTTTCGTAGGCTATCTCCTGAGCAGCAACAACAGGAGTTAATGGCAGATTATGGCACCGCAGTTAATCAACTCTACGGTCGCTACGAGCAGACAAGCCCTGAACAATACATGAGGAATTATGAGATAGGCTTTCAGCAAGAGCGAGAGAAGGCCTACAGCGACGTAATGAATCAATTTGAGCGTAGCAATCAGGAGCAGTTTGCTAGAGAGGAGCAACAATTCCAACAGCGAATGTTATCGCAAGGAATAGATCCTAACAGTGGATACTATCAGTCACAGTACAAGGCGTTGAAGGATGCTCAAAACAATCAGCGTCTCAATGCTCAATTCCAGGCAAGCCAGCAAGCGTATGGAGTTGCCAAGCAAGCGTTTGAGCAGGGAACTACGCAGTACGGACTTCCGGCACAGCTTTCACAATACTACCTGCAACCTGGTATGTTGCAATATAAGACTGAGCAGGAAAGAGCGATGCAAGAAGCTCAAAATAGAGCTGCATTACAACAAGCTCGTATATCAGGAGGAGCAGCAACAGGCGCAGCAAGAATCCAAGCAGAAACGGCGAGAGATATTGCGGCGATGGAAGCTATGGGAGGATATAACCAGCCAAAAAAACCGAGCACATGGAGTAATGTAGCTTCGGGACTTGGTACTGGTGCTGGAGCGGCTGCTGCTAACTGGGCTTTAAGATAGGAATTTAACATGGCTGATACTGTAACCCCATTAACTTTACAAAGTGCGCTCGGTGGCTTGCGTATAACTGGCGCTGAGAATCCTTACGGGATGGGATTGCTTGCATTAACTCAAGCTGCTCCTACGCTTTATAATCCTTATGGCAAGCCTGGGGCTAACTTCGGCATTGCCTTGGGTCAAGCGTTGCTTTCTGGGTTGCTTGGTTATCAGGCTAAGAAGCAAGCAACTGAGGAATCGTTACAGGCCACCAATCTTGCAAGTCAGTTGCTTAATACTCCTTCGGCGCAGCGAGCTTCGTTGCTTGAGGGATTGCAGCAGCAAGGGACTCCAGTAAACGTAATGAGTAAACTTACAGAGATTAGCCCTCTACTACTGCAAAACGAGTTAGCTGCTAAGGCAGAACAGGCAGCAGCTCGACAAAAATTAGAACAGGATATTGCTCTTGAGTACGTTAAGCAGACTGGCAACCTACCTGCTGGGTTTGAACAATTAAAACCATTGGCTGAGGCAGTAGGAACGCCGACAGGCGGCACTCCTTCTATCAGCGAACCTTCTACTGTTTCTCTTTCTGGATTAAATCCAAAACAGCGACGAGAGATTGAGCAGGAAGTTGTTAAGGAAGAGATTGTAAAGGGACCGCAACGTAAAATAGATGCCTTTGATAAGGAGCGCCAAGCTCTTACCAAGCAAGGTGAGACAGCAACTCAGATTGTGAATATGTATAACTCGATTGAAGAGTTGATGTCACAAGATTCACTAGCTGCTGACAATGAGATTGCACGACTTGGAACAAAGATTGGAGATCCAACGTCTATTGTTTCGCCAAGTGAAGCTAAAGCAAGAATTAGCGTTCTTCCTGTGCTTGAACAGTATGCTGCTGAATTAAATAAAGTTACTTCTGGTAGTTCTACTTTAAGCGACTCAGCAAGAGCAGATTTAATGAAAGCATTTAAGGTATACGTTGATGCTTCCAAGTCATCGTATGGCTCTCAGGTTGAGTTAGCTAAAAACCGCTTAATAGCTAATAAATTTGCATCTCCTACAGACCCAGACCTTAATACCAAGCTACTACCGTTTGAAGTTCCTTCTAAAACTGCGAGTGAAAAGGCTATTGATAGACTTGCTGAGATTAAACAAGAGGTTAATTCACCTAACATCACTCCGCAGCAGCGTCAGAACTTGATAACCGAAGCTAATAATTTAGCTCAGAAGTATGGTAAGATTTGGCAACTAACGAGAGCTAAGTAAGAACGATGGCTGATTTAGACCCTTTTGCACTATTAGCTGACATTGGCTCTACTGCGAGCACAGCAATTTTTCCGTTACCTGAAGCGGAGCAGCTAAAGTATAATCAGATTCAAGCTGAGGCTGCTGCTAACAAGATTCGACAGGCTGAATTAGAGCAGAAAATAGGCAGACTTGATACATTGGCTGCACTTACTGGTGGCATTAGTCAGGGTCTTAATCCGTTTTCAGAAGAGATTATTGCTGGTACTCGCTCGTTATTTACTGGCGTTCCTTATTCTCAAGCCATTCAGGAAGAACAGGCTGCTCTTAAATTAGCTGAAGAGCGTGATCCAGTAGCATATAAAACGGCTGAATATGGAAGCATCTTAGGTAGCGCATTGGCTTCTGGCCTTGGTGCTGCTGCAACGCAAGCTCCTAAGTATTTGCCAACGGTAACAAGAGTTATTGAGGCACTTCCAGGCGCTAGAACTGTTTTAGGAACTGCTGCTACTACTCCTGCTAATCTTATTAGAGGTGGTGGAATAACTGGAGCTATTCAAGGCGCTGGAAGTGCTGAGGCTGGACTAGAAAACAGGCTTACAGGAGGAACGATTGGAGGGTTGGCTGGTGCTACTCTTACTCCTGGTTTATATTACGGCGGCAAAGCATTGGTGCAGGGTCTTGGTGATTTAGCTGCTAGGTATGGAGTTGATGCGTCTGCGCTAGCATCAAAGGTTAAAGGGTTACTAAGCTCTGAGACAGGAGGGGTTGGAGATATTCCTCCTGCTTGGGCTCCTGACATTAAAGTTACTTTTGATAAACCAAGTGCCGCAGCATTTGAAGCAGCACGACAGCTTAGAAATGTTAGACCGGAGGAGATGGTTGCAGCAGAGGCACTAGCAGCGGAAGCGCAGCGGTTGAATCTTCCTTTATTTCTTCCTGAAGCTGTTGGAACTGGTGGAATTAGACAAAGCGCACAAGTGGTAGCGCAACGTCCTGAGTCTATTGATATTGCCAAGAGAGCTATCGAAGGTAGAGCGAAGGAGCAGCTTAGTAGGCTTAGTGGAGTATTTAACGAGGTTAGCCCTGAAGTTAGTCCCTATCGTGGTGGGCTACGAATAGCAAACGCAGCTCAAAACATTGTCGAAACATTAAAGAATGAACGGGCTGCGATTGCAAAGCCTCTTTATGACCAGGCTAGAGCGGAAGCTCCTGAGATTGTTAATGAGTCTCTCACTAATCTTATTGCGAAGGATAGCAACCTTAAATCTGCAATCAGTAAGGTTAAGTCGTTTGCTGATAATGCTGACAAGGCTGATACGTCTCTTGATGTGTTGGATCAAGCTAAGCGTATTCTTGATGATAAGATAACCGCAGCTAAAAAAGCTGGCGAGTCTAATACTGCTAGAATGATTGGAAAGACAAGGGATAAGCTATTAAGCATCCTTGATGAAGCTTCTCCTACATATAAAACAGCAAGAGCGGAGTTTGAAGCTGCGAGTTCTGGTCTTAATGAGCTTGAGCGAACTAAGTTCAAAATGCTGATGGACATAGATCCAGAAGATACGAATAAGATTGGATCTATATTTAGGTATGAACCTGAACAGATCGCAGAGCTTCGTAAATCGTTTGCTGATGCTGGTCGTCTTTCTGACTTTGAAGCTGGTATTCGTGGATATTTACAACGAAGCCTTGAGGCTAAAAAGGAAGGATTTGATTTAGCTACTCAGTTTTCAAGCCCGATCCAGAAAAAGCGTCTTGAAGCGGCTCTTGGCGACAAAGCAGAACGAGTTCTCAAGGCTATTGATATAGAAGAAAAGATTGCTGCTGGTAAGCGTGAGTACCTTGGTCAGTCCACTACTCGAGCACAATTAAAAGCCGAGCAGAGACTTGAGGAAACGGCTGACAAAGCTCAAAAACTGGCAAAGAAGGGTTGGTCTGCTGCAACCTTAGAATTACTATCAAAAGCTCTAGTTAATCCTCCAGAGGCTAAGTTCTATGAAGATTTAGCAAGTTTATACTTTAGTCCTCGTGCTGGCGAGACGCTTACAGGACTTGCTCCTCTGGTAAGAGCATTACAAGCATCACAAGCTGCTGCGGAGGCTACTGGACAAGTCGCAGGAGGTTTTGGCCGTAGAGCTGCTGGTAGACTGGAAGGAGAAGTTAGAACTCCAACCAAGCCAATTAATAAGTCTGGGATGGCAGTAGGTGGGTTAGGTGCTGGCGTTGGAATACCTGAGATTGAACAAATGCTGGCAGACATTAACTCAGGAGGATTTATTGAAGCTGCTGAGCCAATACAGCCAGTAGTTAAGCAAGATATTGCATCCGTAATTTCTGAGCAGCCACCACTTATTCAGGCGATTATTCAGACTGAATCAGCAGGAAAGCCGCAAGCTAAAAGCAAGAAAGGTGCCACAGGCTTAATGCAATTAATGCCTAAAACGGCTAAGGAGCTCGGAGTAGACCCTACTGACCCGATTCAAAACATTGAAGGCGGGACACGATATATCAATCAGATGATACGTCAGTTTGGAGACGAGAAGCTGGCTCTTGCTGCATATAACTGGGGTCCAGGTAATCTGCAAAGAGCTATAACTCGCACAGAGAAAGAAGGTATTCCTGCAACCTGGGAAAACATATTAACTGCGGTTTATGTTCCCAGTGAGACTCGGAAGTATGTAGAAAAAGTTTTAACGAAGCGTAATGAATATAAATCAGTTTCTGAAACAGGCATAACTAGAGTTTCAGATGATAAAGATATGCTGAAGTATGATGATGTTGATTTAGCTAAGATTGCTAAAAGGGTTGGACAAGCAAGGCTAGATAAAGTTTTAGCTAAGTACAAGCCACAAGAAAGATTTACTGTTGAAGATGTATTAAATGCTCTTAATCTTGATGCACAAGAGTTAGGAGTTAATAGAAAGTCTATTTTAAGTAAAGCGTAGGTAAAGTATGAGCTGGTCAGGTGGAACATACCGCAAATGGAATTACAGTTCTAACGGCTGGACTGGAGATGCTTCTCTAGGTGTTGGCATTGAAGCTGGTCGACATGATAGCCAAGATGACGACTTCATGGATGGAATTAACCAGTGCTTGAACAAGACTGGTCAAAACTCCATGACTGGCAACCTCAACATGGGAACGAATAAGGTTACTAATGTTGGAAGCGGCACAGCATCGACAGACGCCATTACGCTTGGTCAGGCTCAGGCTGGAATTAATACTCAAGGTACTGCTCTTGAGATTACCAATACTCGATTTAGTAATGATTCTACTCCAACGCTTATACGCATACAAAAGTCTCGTGGAGCTGCTGTAGGAACAAATACGCTACTATCAACCAATGATAATATCGGCGGGATATATTTTGGTGGAGCTAATGGCACTGGCTATACAAATGCAGCAGGTATTTTAGCTTCTGTTGATGGCACTCCTGGCGCTACTAACGATATGCCTGGAGCAATGCGGTTTTATACTACGCCTGATGGCTCTGGAACGCTTACAGAACGAATGCAAATTAAAAGTTCTGGTGAGGTTCTTATAGATAGACCCTCTTCAATCAGCTCAGTTTATAGATTGCAAGTTGGAGATGGAGCGGGATTTAAAGGTGTAGCGATTGCTGGTGGATCATCTGCCGTACAAGATGGGTCATTTATAAATTTTATTAACGGTTCTGGTATTAGTGGTCAAATAGGAAACTTTTCAGCTCTCCAAGGCACCGCATACGATGGAAGATTTACATTCAAGAACCTAGGTGCTTCGTTTGTTGTTCTTGGACTTACTGCTGGAGCAGGTACAAACGCTATGAAGTGGCACAATGCCACAGGCGCATGGACATACGATACATCTTCGCTGCGTTATAAAGATAACATTGCGGATCATCACTATGGACTTGATGCCGTACTTGCTATGAGTCCAGTTACGTTTACTTATAAATCAGAGCCAGATCGTCACGATGTTGGTTTTATCGCTGAGGAGATGGTCAACATAGTACCAGAGATTGTGACTAAGAACGCAGACGGAGAACCTGATGCAATTAGTTATGACCGCCTGACATCAGTTCTTTGCAAAGCTATTCAAGAGCTTAACGCTAAAGTTGAAACGCTTACAGCACGAGTAGCAGCGCTTGAGGCGTAATGAAACTTAGGCTTGTCAGAGTATCAGAGCATAAAAACGCTACGCTTGGCGTCTTATGCCTTGATGGACGGCCTATGTTTGTTACCCTTGAAGATGCTTGGAAAGACAACGCTCGGATGGTTTCGTGTATTCCAAAGGGTACATACAAAGTTGTTTGGCATAAATCTCCAAAGTTTGGAAGTGTATTTAAGGTTCTCGATGTCCCAGGGAGAAGTGATATTCTCATTCATGCAGGGAATACTCACGAGGACACGCATGGATGTATCTTGCTCGGCATGATGTATGGAACGCTAGGAACTGAAACTGCAATTCTTTCTAGTAGAGCTGCGTTAGCTAATTTCATGACATCAATGCTTGAAGTTAAAGAAGCTGAACTGGAGATTGTATGCCCAGCGGAGATGTAACAGAAATGCGTTACTGGCTTGACCTTTTGATTAAAGGAGGAATTGGTATCGTAGTATCACTCATTGGTATGGATTACCGACAAGTCAAAACATCTTTGCAAGAGTTAGAGCAATCAAAGTATCGCATCACGATGGAAGTTCAGGTTATGCAGAATGAGTTATCTGGAGTGAAAGATAGGCTCGACCGCATTGAGAAAAAGTTAGATCGAGTATTAGATAGATGAGAATCATCTTTGTGTTGTTAGCATTTATGGCTACGGCACAAGCTCAGGCGGTTAGTTATATTGGGTTATGCAATAAGAGCTGGCCTTGCAGCAGAACTCTTGAGACGTGGAAGGGAAAGCCGATAGTCACTGGCTGGCTTGAAGATTCATTTGGCAAAAATTGTAAGTGCGCTAACGCAATTCTCAGGCAAAAGAAAGAAAAGACTATCCGTGTTCATCTTGCAAATGGTCCATGTCTTAGAAACAAGCGATGCGAGCGGCATGATGTGTTTTATGGTTACAGCATAGCGTCTGCAAATAGAGCCGCTAAGAATCCTAAATCACGATTACGAAAAAGATTAAATGTATTGGCTAATAAACTGAAGCAGCGGATTGAGCAGTCTAAGGGTCCGCTAACTTGTTACGTCTCACCTTGTTTGGAGTGTGACCTCAATGGACCCGCTAGAAAAGCTCTCATTAGTGCTGTATCTGCTACTTTGTCTAATTGTAGCATTGTGGATAATCCTCTCGGAGGACGTTGTTTACGAGGGACGATTTGTGAACGACACGGAATTGCTCCTAAACTCCATAAACCGTGTATAGCGGATTTAGATGGCACTGAGGTTAAGTCTAAGATTGACTTACAGCGATTCAAGCAGAACACTAAACAGTGCGATCTCAGTTTTTACTGGACCGCCTGGATGAACTGCAATCGCAAAGGAAGCCCCATTCCTTTCTTGAAACCCTCAGAGCGTGATTGCAGTCATCCAGTTTTATTATTTAGAAAGGTGAGGAACCTATGGAACTAATTATCGCATCGGTAGTACGTCACTTGTTGACCCTTTTTGCTGGTGGTCTTTTGACTATCGGCGTATCTGAGGCTGAATCAACTCAGCTTGCTCAAGCTGCTACTCCTGTTTTGTCTGGAGCTTTATTGTATGGTGTGTCTCAGATCTGGTCTATCAAGGATAAGAAGAAACGCTAGACTAAAACTCGAAAGCGTTTGTGTCGGAGTTTGCTTTCTTCTGAAGCTGGCTCTGCTTTATATGCTGTGGTTGATTCATACACATACCGGATGATTGCGATATATTGTCCGGTATTTTCTGCTTCCATTAAGTTCAGTTTAAAGTGTTTTGCAGCTTCTTTTCTAATCTGTGAGGCAACACCGTGCCCGTCATCGTAGAGCTGCTCTGATAGATATTCCAGGTTAAATGGTATTGGGTCTTTAGCAAAAATGAACCAACGCAATCGGTTAAGTTCTGCGATTGCCTTTAGGTTAAACTCGTTTTTGGTAAGTTTGTTAGTATTGTCGTGTTTGAGTAAATCGTTACTGTTGGAGTGGTTAAGTCGGTCAAAGAAGTAGCAGTAATCTTTTAAAGCTCGTTCGATAACTGCAAACCACAAGCTCCGTTCTGGAGTTTCCTGAGATACTGCCTCTTGATTGTGATTATAGGTGTTCTTGTCTTTTTGCATCGACCAACTTGAGCCAATCTTCTAGAAACATTGTCACCAGCCAAGGCTTATGATTACGTCTATGAGCGACGATTGGTGTTTTGTCGTGGCAATCGTTTACTGCTTGACTGATTGCCTGGTCGATATTTAACCGCTCTACCCGTTTACATTCGATGTGAAAGTTGGATAGTTCGGTGCATTCTACGTCAGCGTCTCCGGCTGCTCCGCAGAATTGCTGAGTACGTCTCGCAGTGTATCCGTACTCTCGTAATTTTCCGGCTAGTTCTCGTTCTCCGGCACTGCCTTTCTGCTTAGAATTTATCATAAACCTTCTGTACTGTATCTGACGGCACGCATAGATCAGTCTTGCCGGTTAATACGCACCAATGAATCGGAGCATCTACCTTTTTAGGAGCATAACAACCAGATATCAGCATCAATGCGAGCATTAGTTTAATCACTTTTTCTTTTTCTCCTTAGTGATATTTTTAATCTTTCCAGCGTTCTCCATCGCATAGAAAACCTGATTACCCTTATCTTTCCCGTACTGCTTCTCGAGTGCTGCTCTTATTTTGAGACCCTTTTTATTCAGCGGCATATAATCCTCCGTATAGTTTGCCCATGAGCAGTATACAGATTATGCGTCTCCCCAGTCATCGTCATCCTTGCTTGATGAGTGCTTTCGCAGTTCGTCGATAATATCGTATACCTCGTGGATTTTTACTCTGAGCAGAGCGTTTTTCCATCCTGCGATAAACGCCTCTCTGAGTTCGTCCCAAGAGGGTTCTACATCTTCTTCTTCTAGCATCCTGATGTAGCAGTCTGCGTAGCGGTCAAATTCGTCTTTCTTCATTTACGCTCCATGTAGATGCCAGGACCACACAATAGATTCACCTGAACAGCCTCACACGACATTACGGTTTCGAGCACGATTTTAGCGAGTGCTTCTGGCTCGCAGTTGTAGTTTCTGTCGATTATTTCCCGTAAGTCTGGCCGAGACTCGTATTTGTATTTGTAGTCGTCGTTTTCACGAATTGTGAGGGTAACTTGCCATTTACCGTCTGTAATTGTGTGTAGACTGTAGATTTTCATAGTTGCACCTAAATTAACTCGTCAATTTCGACGTGTATGAGTTCGTGGATTAAATCTGACTGCGGAACTGACCAGTATGGGGTTTTTAGCGTTTGTCCGTTTCTATCTTTGCTAACGTAATATTTGTCTTGTTTGCAGACCCTACCCCACTGCCAACCTACAATCCGCAAGTCGGGGTATATGCCGACCACGAAATAGTATTTGTAGTCGTCTTTGTCTCTGGGTCGGATTGGCATTGCTGCTGTAAGTCTAGTGCTGGACCGCACTTCTACGTTATGCCCTACGTCAGCTATCGCTCGGTCTGAGCTGCTGAGATTGCAGTAGAGTCCCAGAACCTTAGCTACTGTAGCCTCTGCTATTGCTCCGTGTATGTCAGTAGCAAATTCGTCGTTAATTATTTCCTTTTGATTGTTAGTTGCTTGTCTCTGTATGGCTCTAAAACGCCGCTGTAGCCCTGCTATTGCTGCGTTGAAGGCTTCTCCATGGTCTAGTCTAAAACGTGTCACGTTGTGTCTCCTGTGGCTTAAAATGGGATGTCGTCTTCGATTATCTCCTTAACTACTGCTGCGACACTGGGATGAGCTGGCCGTGTATCAACGGTTGATACAGGCTCTTGAAACTCCTCATGAGCCCAGGTTGTAGCTTGATTAATGAGATCGGCGAGGATGCGTAAATCGCCGGAGAAGTAGCTTTTTGTCTCCTGCCATTCAGTCGCATCTTTAGGCTTGTAAGTTTTGCGGATTGTAAAGCTCACACCACCGTTTTTGGTTGGCCAAGCAGCTATATCAATCCCTTTCTGTTTCCAGCTATGTAGCGGTCGTCCCATATTATTATTCCTTTGTTGATATATAACCGCCAATCGAATAGCATATACACTTATGGAAAACAATATAAAACCAGTAGAGCCTTGGGTGGACACCAACGCACTACTAAAGCACTTAAAAATATCAAGAGCTAAATTCGAGCAACTAATACTTGAAGGGTTGCCGATGATGAGAATTGATGCGTTGCGGAGATTTAGAATCTCTGAGGTTGAGGAATGGCTAAAGAATAGGAATCAGCAATAGAAAAGCCACTCAGCTTGGTCGGCGTGGAGTGGCT